ATTATCGACATCGTGGATAAGATGAGCTTACTAAGACAAGACTTTGACGGAGCTTTCACTTGGATTAAGGAAAACGTATCAATGCCATTTGACTTTGACGGAGAACAGAAATTCATATCAGACTTGAAACAGATAGTGAAAATTAACGCTTTGAAGTTTGGTAAAATATATGAAGGAGTATTAAATTGACAACACTACGAGAACTACACAAAAAACTTAAAATCAAACAAACGCTTGATAACTACGTAAGAAACACAAATAAAAAATACAAGTATAATCTTGTAGCTGATGAAATTCTTGGCGAGGGTTTAGCTAAACTTATTGAGCTTAATACACAAGGCAAACTTGGACGACATGCACAGCAGATTGCTTACATCAATAATAACTTGAGTTTACAGCGTCAAAAAGAGCAACTGGAACAAGCTAACGAACGACTTGCTAAACGTGCTGAGAAAGCCCAAAAATTGCTTGATACGGAACTTTTGAAAGATAGCTACATCGAAACACTTGAAATGTTTAGCAAATTCAATTCAGCAAGACAATATACTATGTGGGACGACCTAGAAACTCCAACTAAAGTGATTGAGTTCATGGAAAAAAACGGTGTGAAGCAAGGGAAATGGCTACGTCCTGAAGGAGTTGACGCTTGGTTCAAAGAACGAATCATCTGGTTCAAGAATAAATTGAAAGAAAAATAATTAACAATAAAAACTTTTTGCTTGACGGCTTAGAGTTTTTTTGTTATACTTAGTACATCGAGTTAAGGAAAGAGGAAAAATGATTAAATTTTATAATAAATGTGTATGTTGTGGAGAAAAAATAGAAGTATTCCCGGAAGCATACGACTGCTTGGAAGACTTAGACGTGCCTATGGTTTGTTCAGAAGAGTGTAATGAAAAAATGAATAATATTATAAAGTGCACTCATTGTAATAGCAAAAGTGTGATTAGTTGTGACTACAACGATGACTATGTGTTATTTGAATGCCAAGATTGTAGAAAAGCTTTTTCAGTAAAAGATAATAGTCATTTGGATTACATCATACAAATAAAGGAAGTTTAAATTGACTTATAGCACAAAATAGATTGAAACTTTAGGCTTTACGGCTTAGAGTTTTTTTGATATAATTAATATATCGAGTTAAGGAAAGAGGTAATAACAATAACAAAAGAAAAAGCACTTGAAAAAATTGAAACAATTTATAAAATTAATGGAGATTTTGACCATGCAACTAAGTACATAACTGGCTTGTATGGATTAGAGCCTGACTTTTGGAAAGAAAACTTTGATTTCATAAATAATAAAATGGCTGCTAAATACCCTAACTTGTACTATGGAGGTATCGTCTAATGGAGCTAAAGGAGTGTCAAACCTGCGGGGCTTCAAGTTTCACTAATGGCAAATGTGATTATTGTAGAAACCAGTACGAAGTAAATGAAGATAAAGTATTTTACGGTAATCCAAAAGAAGATGATTCATCTTTGACTTTTACTGAATTAGATGATGATATAACTTTTGAAGATACTAAAACAGGTAAACTAATACTTAAAATCATGATTTATATTTTAGTATCTATTGTTTGGCTTGCAGTAACTGTATTTATTCCGCCATTATTTATAATAACAATTATTTTATTAGTGGTTTATGTGAGTTTTCGCTTGATAAATAAAAAGAAATAGATTATAAAAAGGAGCTAAACAAATGAATGTTGAATCAATAATTGGTAAAGTTATTATAATAGCACTAGTCGGAATTGGACTATATGATTTTTTTGCATTAGTTGACCTGATTAAAACGAAAGGGAGCAAATAGATGAGTAAATACTTTAACGACAAAAGATATTGCCATTGCTTCGATGTACCAACGAGTGACGGTTTAGGAGTTTGCAAAGATTGCAGAGGATACGTGAACATCTGTTATAGTTGCGATCGCTGTTTGCACTGTTGGTATACATCACAGGTTGAACTGTTTACCGAATATGATGAACCTGAATTACTGGAACTTATAGAAAAATGGAATAAATTATATCAAATTAGAAAGACAAGGAATCTTAATGCTTAAGTTAGATGAGAAGAAAATAGTTGAAATCATCAAACAGAACTTTGGCACAGACAGGCCGATATATGATATTTTCGGAGGTGGCGGAGCAATTACAGCCGAATGTGTTTTAAATGGTTTAGAAGTCCATTATAATGACTTAGACAAGAATATAACCAACGCATTTGAACGAGTTATATCACAAGACCGTGAGTGGATTAAAACGCTAATTATTTCACGTGAGGAGTTCTTCGAGATTAAGGCGAAAGAAAACAAGACAACAGATGACTTTTTGAAGTTGTATATTCTTTTGATAAAGCGCGTAGCACTTTGAAAGGTGGGAGAAGAAATGATAAATGTGAGAAATTATTTATGGTTAAAAACAGTTAATATTTGACAAAGTGAAAGCAATTTGATAGAATGTAATTATAAATAGAGGAGAACAAAATGAAAGATACAGTAAAAACTTTAATGATGGTTGCAGGTGTCGGCTTTACACTTATCGCTATCACTTGGATAGGTGTGCTTGCGACGTTGCTTATTACATGGATTGGAGGTAACATCTAAATGAACTTAAAAGAAAATAAGCACTATGCCAACGAATACGGTGTAGAACTTAACGAATACTTGAAACATAATTTTAACTACGAAGATCTTGTAGGGTGGTATACAATGCAGGTATTGAAGTATCTAGTGAGAGCTGGCAAGAAAGAGGGTGAAAGCTATGGCAAAGACCGTAGCAAGGCCTTAGACTATGCAGGAGAACTTGCTAACTTAAGTAACGAGAATGAGCTTACAGAGTACACTACTGACGATA